AATATGATATAAGGATTACAAAATGGATTGGACAAAACCAACTACACAAATGCTTGGAAGATTTCAACCATGGCATAAAGGACATACAGAACTTTTTAAAAGATCCATTGAGAAAACTGGTCAAGTAATAATTCTTCTTAGAAATCAAGATGGTACAGAAAATGATCCATTTAATTTTGATCAAAGGTGTCAAAAAATAATTTTAGAATTGATGAAAAGTGGTTATTATGATGGTGAACATTTTTCTATTATACCAGTTCCAAATATAACTCACATTTCATATGGAAGAGATGTTGGTTATAAAATAGAACAAGAAAGTTTTGATAAAGAGATTGAAGAAATATCTTCATCAGATATAAGAAAGACAGATGGTATTTAAGTTTAATCCAAATAAATATGATATAGTGGAGATTGATTTGGATAATATGACAGAAACAGAATTAATATCATTAGCAAATAGATCTTATGATTTATATGAAGCATCAATGAGACTTGTTAGAAAATTAAGAAAAAATAGATATGATCTTGTAAAAAAGATGGACAAAGTTGAAAATGATTGGGGGATGATATAATGAGTTTTCATGTGAGAGAAAATTATTTGTTTGTAGAAGAAGATTTTATTGGTCATTCTGGTGGTGAGTTACACTGGAAGATAGAATGTGATGCACTTTTTCCTAATGAATGGAAGTGTATTGCCAGAATGATTATGGAGCATGAGAAAAGACCTTTTTGTGCCGCCATAGGTATACCAAGAGGTGGTGTAGAACTTGGTAGATATTTGAATGAATATTCTACAGGAAATTATGATGATCCATATTTAATTTGTGATGATGTATTAACCACAGGTGGGTCAATGGATGAATTTACAAATTCATATTTTAGAAATAGAAAACCTAATTACTTTGGTTGGGTAGTATTTGCAAGAAATAAACCTCAACATTGGGTGAAAGCTTTATTCCAAATGCCTTGACATTGAATATTCTTTATGTTACAATAATAATAAACCTAAACATGGAGAACAATGGATAGAATTGAACATTTAATTTTAAAAAATCTTATCTATAATGAACCTTACGCTCGCAAGGTTCTTCCTTACTTACAGCCAGAATATTTTGAAGATCGATCTGAAAAAGTTTTATTTGAATATGTCAATAGTTTTATTTCAACATATAATAATTTACCATCTAGAGAAGCATTAACAATTAATCTTAATGAAGCAACAGGATTACATGAAGATGATTATGAAAAATGTATTAAACTTTTGGGATTTTTAGAGGAAAATAAAGATGAAGAATCTGATATGGATTGGTTACTTAATACTACTGAAACCTTTTGTCAAGATAGAGCATTATATAATGCAATTATGGAAAGTGTTAATATCATCAGTCCTGGTAATAAAACTGATAAAACTAAAGGATCTATTCCTGAGATTCTTACAGATGCTTTGGGTGTTACTTTTGACCCCAATATTGGTCATGATTACATTGATAATAGTGCTGAGCGTTATGATTTCTACCATAAAGTTGAAGAAAGAATCCCATTTGATTTAGATTTTTTCAATAAGATAACTAAAGGTGGTTTACCAAATAAAACATTAAATATTGCATTAGCTGGAACTGGTGTGGGTAAATCATTATTCATGTGTCATGTTGCAGCAAACTGTTTGAATGAAGGAAAGAATGTATTGTATGTAACTATGGAAATGGCTGAAGAAAAGATTGCAATGAGAATAGATGCAAATCTTTTAAATGTTTCCATTGATGAAATACAAGAAATACCAAGAGATACTTTTGAAAGCAAAGTTGAAAAAATAAAAAACAAAGTTAAAGGTAAGTTAATTATAAAAGAATATCCTACTGCATCAGCAGGAGCACAACATTTTAGAAGTTTATTAAATGAACTTTCTTTGAAGAGAGATTTTAAACCAGACATCATTTTCATTGATTATTTGAATATTTGTATGTCTTCTAGAATTAAAGCAGGTGCTTATGTTAATTCTTATACTTATATTAAATCGATTGCTGAGGAATTGAGAGGCCTTGCGGTTGAATATAATGTACCTGTAGTTTCCGCTACACAAACTACAAGAAGTGGATTTACTTCTACAGATATTGGATTAGAAGATACTTCTGAATCTTTTGGTTTGCCCGCCACAGCAGATTTTATGTTTGCTATTATATCAACAGAAGAACTTGAAGAATTGGGACAATTGTTGGTTAAGCAACTTAAAAATCGTTATAGTGATCCCACTTTTAATAAAAGGTTTATGATTGGAGTAGATAGAAAAAAAATGAGGTTATATGATCTTGAAGAAACTGCTCAAGCTGGTATCAATGATGTTGTTGATGGTAGTAAAAAAGTTAAGAAAACGGACGCTTATGATGATACTCCTGCATTTGATAAAGCCACTGATAATAAGTTTCAAAAGAAAGATTTTGGGAGTTTTAACTTCAACTAAATAGATGTAGTATGAAAAATTTACCAAGGAGTCTATTATGTGGTTTGAAGATAAAGCAAAATTTAAAAATTTAGATGATGCCATTTTAAGAGTTATTAACGGCCAATCTGAAGAACCATCAGAAGTTGTTTCTGATGATCCTATTCAACAAGAGGAACCTTCATCAAATGATCAAGCAGTTCTTAAAGAAGAGGAAGTTGAAATTAATGAAAAAAGTAAATATGACTATCAAATCTACCATGATAGTTATTCTAGCGCTGTTCAGCATGCTGTTGATCATACAAAAAAAGCTCATGGATATGATGTTGATCAAGACTCGTACGAAAGAGAAGTTACTTTTGGACAAAGAAAACCATCTGTAGGAAAAACAGTAATGAAAAAAATTGATTTACATAAAGATGGAAAACCAGCAAAGAAAAGATTACAAATTCAAGTTCATGGAATGCCTAGTGGTAAATATGAACTTAATAAATATGTTGAAGATTTTAATCCTAATATTTTTCATAAAACAGATGGTATTGTTGAAGCTTCTAAAAAAATTATAGATGAAGCAAATATGGATAGAGTTGGAAAAAATGACATTTTAAAGTTTGCCAAACAATTAAATGTTCCAGTACAAGATGTTGTTCATTGGAAATATGGTCATGGTACAGAATATATTATCACATTAAAAGGTGGTTCTCAAGTTGAATATTCTGATTGGGATGATATGGTTAAGATACCAAAATCAGCAAACCCAAATATGAAAGTAATGAGACAATATTTAGCAAATAGAACAAGTATAGAAGGTGATAAAGGAAAAGTAGCTGACGTCAAATTAGGCAAGAATTATTTAATTAGAGGTTTAAAAGCCGGAATGTCAATGCTAGGAAAATAATAACAGACATTTTAATCAATAAAAGGAAATTTAGACATGAGTATTAGAAAAGCTTTAGAAAAAGTTCAAAATTTTAGTAAGGCAAAAGTTGATTTTAATGAAAAATCATTTGATCAATTGTCTGTTGATGAAGTTCATGAACTTATTAAATTGGCCGAGAATTTAGAAAGATATACAAAAAATAAAAAACAATTAGTTGAATTAGATTCTAAGGTAACTAAGATGGAAGAAGTTTTACAAAAACTTGATAATATAACTTTTTCCGAAATAGATAATTTGAAACGTTTGATAAAAAATTCAAAGTCTGCTGAAAATTTAACTGAAAATCTTCGAGAAGAACTAACTGAGGCTATTGGACAAGTTAGTACCAGAATGTCAACCTTGGTAGGAGCAAGTGGTTCTGGTGAAGTTTGGTTAAAGAATTTAGATGATGTTGATAGAAGCTCTGTATCTTCAGCATCAAATGGTCAAGCTTTGGTTTATGATTCAAGTATGGGCAAATGGAAAGCTGGTGCAGCAACTGGTGGAGCTTCAGATCCACCAGAAAATTTAGCATCAGTTTCTCAAGATATTATTCCTGATACTGATGAAACAAGAGATTTGGGTTCTTCAACAAAAAAGTGGAAAGACTTATATCTTTCAGGTAGTACTTTAAGATTGGGTGATGTAGAATTTAAATCTACTGCAGAAGGTGATGTTGAAATTAAAAGAGCAGTTACTTCCGCTCATGGAACCGCCGGTGATAAAGTTAAACTTAAAATTAAAGAATTAGATTTGGGTGATGCTAATAATACAGTTACATTAGATAGTTCAACTGGTACTGGTGGTGGTGGAACTGGTACTGGTGGTGGTGACATGCTTACTGTTGTTGGATCTGGTGTTAGGTTTTCCGAAACAGCAAAGCACCAAGAAAAATTAACAAAAGGTGGATCAACACCAAGTGCTCATATGTGGGAAGGTCCGATATCAGGTGGAATAACCTCAGTTGATACTTGGCACTTTACTAATAGAACAATCGATTTTGATTATGCTAATGTTTATATGCCTAATCTTGCTGAAGGTTCCAGTTGGTATCCAGCAACAGGATGTCATGTGGTCTCAGGACAATGGGATACATCCGGTTCAAATATAACATTGGCACCTGGACAAGCCTTTGGTTCAGTTTTTGCGGATACTTACCTCGCATCCAATGGTTTCACCAATTGGGGATATAACGGAACTCAAACACACCAAAGCTACAATCCAAACAATGTTATGCATTTTCATATGAAAGGTAGATTGTGGGACAATCCTGTTTTATCACCAAATCCACAAAATAGAGGTGACGCACCATATACTAATAATTATCCGACAGGATGGGCATGGCCAACAGGAGCAAATCAAGATATCAATGCGGACGGAACTACAGCAGTAACCATGTATGGTGGAAAATTTGGAATCACGGGAGGATCTACTCTTTATGCTGATGATGAAGCTGGAAATGATATAACAAAAGGGTGGTTTGAAATTATGGAAGAAAACCTATCTGGTGGACGTTATGGAGATGGATCAACTCAATTCTATTTGTCTCAACGTAATAATAGTAATGGTGAATGGTATCATTATAATAATTACTATGGACTTGGAATGCAAATACAAATTAGATTTCCTGATATTGAAAATGATTATACCATAGAAACTGATACGGTGAATAATCAAGGAACATATAGAGTTTGGGGAGGAACACAGTTTGTAGAATGGGATGCAACTGTCATAGGTGTAAGAGATGCGACTGATCCATATTATGGTGGCCCAATGACAGATATATATTTTGTTTGTCCAGACGAAACCAATTACTTGAAAGCGTATCACGCAATAAACATTGATAGTCATAGAAACTATGATCTTGGTAATTTGTCTAATTGGGGTGGTCAAATATATCAATGGTATACATACGCTGCTCCTGAAAATAGTATATCCAATGTTCCTCTGGGATCAAATAAGAAATCTACATTCAGATATTATGTTAATGTTAATGCACAAGTATCAGCAAAATTAAACTGGTCTTCTTATTTTGATTCAGGAACAAGAGGAAAAACTGCAATAGAATTTGCTCCTGATGCTCATTCATCGACAGGAAATTCTAATTCAAGGCCATTAACAGCTTCTGGAATAGAAATGGGAAGTCAAGCACATCATGATATAGATCAAAATCAAGATTTTACATATGAAATGAATTTTATGTTGGGTGGTTATGATTCTACTAGTTCATCAAATTTTCATGGTTATGATGAAAGTGGATCTCAATCACTGTCAAACACAAGTAGATATTTGACTACACCATCTGAAATATTTTCTGGTGATGGTGGATATGATGGAAATGCAGCAACATCTCTTACATTATTTGAACATGGAGATTCAACACAATCAGCTGCAGGATTGTCTTCATCTGATCCAAATTATAATGCAAGTTTTGGAATAAGATTATATCATGAAGCTAATAATGGAACTAAAACATTTAAGTTAGCTCTGGGTTCAAATGATCAAATTACAACAATTAAATCTTGGGATGATGATCCATTTACAGTATTTCAGAATAATGAATCTTCACCTGGAGCGGGTGATGGTTATTATAATGGTTTATTTCCAAATAGATGGTATCATATAGCAGTAGTTAGAAGTAATAATAAAATATTCATATATTTGGATGGAGAAGATATTACTAATGTTTCAGGAGGAATTCCTTGGACTAGTTCTTTTTCTTTTTCTGATAATCCTGTACCAAAACTTATGATTGGAAATATTGTAAATCCAACTATAAGTGATGGTTGGAGAGGATCTATTGATAATTTTAGAATATCAGATATGGCAAGATATACGTCTTCTGGATTTACACCACCTTCAGGTGATTTTACGGGTGATGAAAATACTGTTCTTATTATAGACAAAGGTGATCATGGTGATAC